CGGTAACACGATAGCGGAGGCAGACTAATGTCATTAGTAATTAAAGGTAGTAGTTCAGGACAAGTAACAGTTGATGTACCAGCAGCAGCAGGTACTAATACAGTTACTATCCCTGCAGCGACAGGTGAACTTTGGATTATACCTTCTGGTACACGCATGGCATTTCAACAAACTGCTGCACCTACAGGTTGGACAAAAGATACTACAGCAGCGATTAACGATGCAGCTATACGTTTAACAACAGGGTCAGTTGGTACAGGTGGTGACGTAGGTTTTGAAACCGCTTTTGCCGACCAAAATACTGGAGCAACAACACTTTCTATTGCTCAAATACCAAGCCATACTCATACAAAAACTACTAGCCAAGCAGGTAGTGCAACTACAAAAGTACAAATTGGTGGAGCTGCTACAACTAATGATAATTTTACAACTAACGCTACTGGTGGCGGTGGGTCGCATCTTCACTCTATTGATTTAGATGTAAAGTTTTATGATTTTATTATAGCGGAAAAAGATTAATGGCTAAAAATGCAAAAATAATTTGTCCACTTATGGGTGGAGAGCCTTGTGTAGAAGATGGCTCTATAAGAAATGGAGAACTTGTTTCTTGTAAGTTTTGGGTTCAAGTACAAGGTAGTAACCCGCAATCAGGAGAACCTATAAATAAATCTGATTGTTCTATGGCGTGGACACCCATGTTGTTAATTGAAAACACTAAAATTAATAGGGAGACTGGAGCAGCAATAGAAAGTTTTAGAAACGAAATGGTTAATGCTAATTACAATATTTTGCTTAACGCAAACAAACTCAAGCTGATAGAGGGTGATAAATGAAGTTAACAATTATAAAAGACGATAAGGCTGTATACAAGGATGTCGCATTTACAGCAGGACAAACATATAACGGAAAAGAGTTAGAGAGTGATACAGTCATTAAAGTATGCTACTTAAATCTTACACTAAACACTATTCCAGACGGTGTACATGCTTTACAATGGGAAGATACTATTGGGCACATAGAGTATACAAGTAACAGTCAATCTAACGAAACTATTACTTCTTTACCTACATGGGCAAATGATGCAGTTGATGCTTGGAACACAGCAAACTCGGACTAGGAGATAATTAATGAAAGACTGGCCAGAACATTTATTTATAGCTTCAATACTAACTATGTTAGTAGTTTTTTTATTTACAGACGCAAAAGCAGCAGATTCTACGTCAAATATTAATTATAAGAATCAACCTCCATCTACAGCCATGAGCCCTGGTTTATCTATTGGTAGTGGTAACGATGTTTGTATTGTAGTAAGAAGTGGTGCGATAGGTACTTCATTGTTTAATGCATCAGCTGGTATTCACGTACGAGACAAAGTGTGTGAGAGAATTAAACTTTCTCGTAGCCTTGCTCAACTTGGGCTTAAGGTATCAGCTACGAGTATCTTATGTCAAGACCCTAGAGTTTTTACAGCCATGCTAGCAGCAGGAAGCCCTTGTCCGATAGATGGACTAGTGGGTAAAGCAGCAAAAGATAAATATATAGAATTAGGAATAATAGATGACAAAAATAATATTGTGGACCTTTCTAGTGTCTTGCCTATCAATGTTAGTAAGCCGAGCCGAGACGACTACTTCGGACAACCTACTAACTAACGGTACATTTGACGAGAACACTAATGGATGGATACTATCTGATTCTAATGTTAAGCGTGATGCTAACAGCTATAGCAATGCAGGCAATACGCCTACTGTAAGATTTAAAGGCCAGACCAGCACCATCACACAATCCGTAAATTTAAATGCTCTAGAAACAGGTAAGCAGATTACAGGTTTAACAATTAAGTTAAATGGATACGGTTGTGGTAATAATGACTACGGGCATTGTACTAAAAAAAACCATGACACTATAGTAACTAACATAACATTACAGACGGAAAATAATGGTGCAGTTGAAATATCAAACAACGTGTTTACAGTTCCGTATGAAGACGGATGGACTGCTCACACAGCTACCAAATCTATTATTAATGATACCTTTTTAACAGGTGAGACTTCTATTACTTTTAGTTTGCAGGGTATTGATACTGGCAATAGTAGCAGTTGGCTCGGTCCTATTTCTGACAATTATCAACTCTTAGTTACTTATCAAGACTATATAGTACAACAGGCTGTTCAGGAAGTAATTGCTCAGGAAGTGGTTAACAATATAATTGGGGGTCTTAATTTAGATACCTCTATTACTAATGACATAATATTAGATCAGCCAATGCATACGATAGATATAGAACTTCCAAATATGGACATGGGTAATATAGAGATGGACATGGAGATGGATATGGGTAATATGAACATGGATATGGACATGGGTAATACGGAAATGGATATGCCTGTAAATATGCAAATAGAGATGCCTATAAATATACCCACTGTAGAAATTAGATTAACAGACATACCGCCACAAATTGAGGCCACACAGGAAATCCAAGAAATTAGGGAGATGCCTGAAATAAAAATGGAAGAACCTTTAGAATTAGAAATGGAACCTGAAATGGCTGAAATGGAAAGTCCTGAAGAACTATCAACGGAAGATACGCACGATCAGGATGTTAAGGAGAATTCTACTGATGAGCCAGAACAAGTCGCAGAACAAGAGGCAGAGCCAGAGAGTAAAGGAGATGATGACAGCAACTTATCAAACGGAGGTAAGAATGAATCAAAAACCAAAGAAGAAAAAAGTAGTAGTAAGAAAAAAAATAGCAAAAAAACCAATACAAAGAAAGAAACGACTAAAGAAAAAACAGTCGTTAAATCTGTTGCAAAGGTTAATAAAGAACCTGTGGACAAAGTTACAAAACCTAGTACAAATGCTGATACCTTGGGGCAAATAAGCATTACTAGTATGGTCTATTTGCAAATGATTCCTCAAACAATTACAATTCAAGAAACAGTAGTATTAACACAGGAGATGATATATGAACAAGACATTGGTGCTTTCACCAGCAGTGATACTTACGATAGTCTTATCAGTAGTTCCAACAGCAGGTGGGTTCGTATGGTGGATGTCAGACCTAAGCACACGTTTAGTGGCTATGGAAGGTAAAGTAGCTGGTAGTGATACAGGTACATTAAACGACAGATTAACCACAAACGAAAGCTTAACTCAATTCAATAACGACTCTCTAAAAGAAGTCTACGGTAACATAGATAAATTAGATGCTGAAATGAAGCGTACGGAAGAAAAATTATCAGCTTGGGTAGAACGTGAATTAAGTAAAGTTTTTAATATTATTAACGATAATCCACTAGGAAACTGATATGGCGTTTGGTTTAGTCGCTTTTGCTGAAGCTCCCTTTTCTGCCGTAGGCGGAACTTTTGTACCTGTTACAGGAGTAGTTGCTACTACTAGCCTTGGTGCGGAATCTGTTGACGCAGAAGCAAATGTTTCTCCAGTAAATGTAGTTGGAACAATGGCTGTAGGAAGTGCGGCCATAGATGCAGAAGCAAACGTATTTGTTATAGGAGTTAGTGCTACTTTAGAAACTAATACATTTACATTAGTGTGGAGCAATATAGATACTTCACAAACAGCAAATTATTCGTCAGTAAATACATCTCAGACACCAGACTATAAGGACATAGCAGCATGATAATAGAAGCAAAAAAATTAGATAGTGGTATAATAGTGAACAAATATGAAGTAAATCTAGAGTGCTCTAATTGTGGAATGACTGTAGATGCGGAAGAATACAAATCAGGAACTTGCTCAGATTGTGGTGCCACGTGGAATGGAAAGCAACATACCAAAATTCACGTTACAAGTATACCATTAGCAGGTAAAGTAAGCTAATAGGAGAAAATAATGGCTAGTTCATATTCAAATTTAAAGTTCGAGTTAATAGGCACTGGAGAACAATCAGGAAGCTGGGGTACAACTACTAACACTAATGTAGGTACAGCAATAGAAGAAGCTATTGCGGAGTCAGTGGATGTCCCATTTTCAAGCGGTGCAGTTACTCTTACCCTAACAGACTCAAACGGAACACAATCAGCTCGTCACCTAAGACTTAATTTAACAGGTACATCAGGCGGAGCACAGAATTTAATTGTTCCTGCAATAGAGAAACCATATCTTATTAACAATGGTACTGCTAACACAATCACTGTTAAAACTCCTTCAGGTTCAGGAGTTGGAGTTCCATCAGGTAAAACTATGTGGGTCTATAACAACGGCTCTAATGTTGTTGATGCAGTTACCGCTGCAACATCTTTACAAGTAGATGGTGGAGTAACAGTAGATAATATAACTATTGATGGTACTGAAATAGACTTAAGTTCAGGAGATTTAACTCTAGATGTGGCGGGAGACATTGTTCTAGATGCTGCAGGTGAACAAGTTATTTTTAAAGACGGTAGTACAAATGTCGGTCATGTCAGTATGGATAGCGATAACCTAACCATAAAATCTTTGGTTAGCGACAAGGATGTCCTTATTCAAGGCAACGATGGTGGTAGTGCAATAACAGCATTAACACTAGATATGTCAGACGCAGGAGCCGCAACATTTAATGCAGGAGCTACTATACCTGGCACCATAACTGCAGCTGGTACTATAGCTTCATCAGGAACACTTGCTGTTACTGGAAACTTAACAGTAGACGGTGCTTCTGGAACTTCTGGTACAACAGTATTAACATCAGCTGGTAGTGGGGCAACCCCTACATGGACTAGTCCGTTTGTTTCGGGAATGATAATGTTATGGTCAGGTGCTACTAATAATATTCCTACTGGATTTGTAATATGTAATGGGTCAAATTCAACACCTGATTTAAGAAATAGATTTGTAGTTGGAGCAGGTGATACTTATGCAGTAGATGCAACAGGTGGTAGTGCAAATGCTACATTACCAACTCACAATCACTCTGCAACTTCTTCAGTAACTGACCCTGGTCATTTTCATAACGTATTACCACGACTTTCTGGAGCTTTTTCTAATACTGGTGCTTTTATACAAACAGCAACAACAGCACAGTCACAGTCAGGTGTAGGTAATACGGATACAAAAACAACAGGAATTAGTGTAGCAACTTCAATAGCAAACGCAGGCTCTAGTGGAACAAATGCTAACTTACCACCATACTATTCTTTAGCATATATAATGAAAACATAAAGGAGCAAATATGATTGGACTTATTTTTTCGGGCGTGAGTAAAATAGCAACACAGTATCTTGATAACAAAAGCAAGCAGTCTGTAGCTAAAAGTAATTTAAAGATCGCAGAGATTGACGCTAAAGTAGCAGTACAAAAGAAAGTCGCAGAAGGTAAAGTTGAGTGGGAAACCACTATGGCAAAGGCTTCTGACGATTCGTGGAAAGACGAGGCTTGGACCTTGACTTTTATAGCTATAATAATCTTTTCCTTTATCCCATACTTTCAACCACACGTTGCAAAAGGTATTGAGTTCTTAGGGACATTCCCAGATTGGTTACAATGGTCAGTTATGGCTAGTATTGGTGCATCATTTGGGCTTAAATCAATAGGGAAATTTACTAAATAATGTTTAAACTATCAAAGAAATCACTAGCTAAACTAGAAGAAGTACATCCACATATACAAGAATTAGTCAAGAGTGCTATTGATTTATCCACTATTGACTTTGGTATATCAGAAGGAATGCGTACTAAAGAGAGACAACAGATATTGTATGATACAGGTAAAAGCCAAACCATGAACTCAAGGCATCTTACAGGACATGCAGTAGATGTGTATGCATGGAAAGATGGTGCAGTATCTTGGGAGTTTGAAGATTATGAAACAATTAACCTTGCTTTTAGTCAAGCAACAAAACTTACTAATATCCCCTATGTATGGGGTGGTTCGTGGAAATCATTTAAAGATGGACCTCATTTTGAACTAAAACGAGAAAAGTAATATGGCACTAAAAAAGCTTATATTTCAACCAGGGATAAACAGAGACAGAAGTAATTACTCTTCTGAAGGCAGTTGGTATTCTTGTGATAAAATAAGATTTAGACAAGGTTATCCTGAAAAAATAGGTGGGTGGACTCCTATCAACTTTACTGCCTATGCTGGTACAGCTAGTAGTATGATACAGTACGGTACTTCAGACGGTAACGAGTTGATTAGTGTAGCAACTAACGAAAAAAACTATATTATTAAAGGAACTGATCTTAATGATATAACTCCGTTAAGAACTACTTTTACAAGTTCTTCTACAAATAACTGTTTTAAAACTACTGATGAGTTTACTAAGGTTGTGGTAACGATTACAGGTCATGGTGCTTCAAACGGTGATTACGTAACCTTTAGTGGTTCTGCTGCAGTTGGTGGAGTAATAGCTGCTAACTTAAATAAAGAATTTAAAATAGCTAATGTTACAAGTAATACATTTGAGATTACTGTAGCTGCTGCCGCTACCTCTACAGTTGCTGCAGGTGGTGGTACAAGTATAGTTGCAGCTTTTCAATTTCCTGTAGGTAACGCAACTACTCAATACGGTTATGGTTGGAGTGCAGGAGCATGGAACAGAAGTACTTGGGGTTCTGCGAGTGAGACTCCTGTAGATTTACCACCTAGAATAACATTCCAAGACCAATTTAATAATGATGTAATATATAATATTCAAGATAGTGACATATTTTTCTTTGAGTATGACGCTAACATCACTAATCGTGCAGTACAACTTAATACTGTAGTTGGCTCAAGAGCAGTTCCAGAACAAGTAGGTAAAGTAATGTTTGCTTCAAGTGGACACTTACTATGTTTACGTGGTACTTCTTTTGGCCGTAGTACTACAGCAGGACAATCTATATCTAGTATTACTAGGTCTGGTACAACTGCAACAGTAACTACAGGTTCAGGACATGGTCTAAGTGTGTATGATTGGGTTCAATTTGATGGTCAAGCACCATCAGCTTATCAAGGTGAATTTCAAGTATTAACTGTACCATCAAGTACTACCTTTACTTATACATTAGCCTATGACCCAGGAGGCAGTGCAAGTCCAGCAGGAACTTATATTAAAGTAGTTTACTCAGGAACTTTTGACCCAATGCTTATAAGATGGGCAAATGTTGATGCTACTACAGGACCACAACCTACAGAGTGGAAACCTGAGCTTACTAACAGTGCAGGGTTTATACGAGTAAAACAAGGCTCACAAATTATTACTGGATTTAGAACCAGACAAGAGGTTCTTATCTTTACTGATACTGCACTTTCTACACTACAATTTTTAGGTACGGAAGAAGTATTTGCTATACAAGAAATTAGTGACAGTATAAATATTATTGCTCCTAAAGTAGTGGCTGAGGCTAACAATGTTGTTTACTGGATGGGAGTAGATAAATTCTTCGCCTATGATGGTAGAGTTAATACTCTGCCGTGTACTTTAAAACAATACGTGTTTGAAGATATGAACAAAGAAAACGGCTTTTTAAATTTTGCAGGTGTCAATAGTGAGTTTAACGAAATTATTTGGTTCTATTGTTCAAGTGGTTCTAACAGTATAGACAGATACGTGATATATAACTATGAAGAAAAGATTTGGTATTACGGTAACTTAACTAGAACTGCATGGGCTAATACTGGGACTATAAAGTTCCCACTCGCTACTTTCAATGGCTATGTATATAAACATGAGGATGGCAAAGATAACGTAGTTGCTCCTGGTGATAACCCAACAGCTATTGATGCATTTATTGAATCAGCAGATATGGGCATAGAGGATGGCGATAGTTTTGTGTTAACTAAAAGAGTCATACCTGATGTAAACTTCACTAACTCTGATACTGCAACCGCACAAGGTGTAGCACTAACACCAGAAGTTCAAGTAACTGTAGGAGTTAGAAACTTCCCAGGAGCTGCAGTAAGCACTTCTGATGTTACAGGAAATACTTTATCAAGAGATGTAATAACTACTGCAAGTGTTGACCAATACACCAATCAAGTATTTGTTAGAGCCAGAGGCAGACAGATGAACTTTAAGATAGCTAGTGAAGATGTGGGTGTACAATGGCAACTTGGTACTACACGAGTAGACTTTAGAACAGACGGTAGGAGAGGTTAATGGCATCAAACATACCATCAACCAAAGGACCTAACTTAGCTAACCCACCAACAGAGTATGATGCAGGACAAGAACTACAGTTAGTAAATCAGTTGCGTTTGTACTTTAACCAAATAGATGGTAACAATAATGAAGTAAAAGAAAGTGTAGATGCACTAGCTACATTGAATTGGTTGGGGGACAACTAATGGCATTTCAAAAGATTACACCTACAAGATTAGCTCAAGCAGCAAGCACTACAGCTTTCTTGGCTATCTATACTTGCCCTTCTGGTACTCGTACTTATATAAAAGATATAACCGTATGTAATACTACAGGTAGTGCAGTTACTTTATTTTTAAGTTTAGTGCCTAACCAAGGTACTGCAGGGACAACTAATGCTTTATTTAATGCATCTAGCATAGCTGCGAATACTACGTTTCAATGGAAGGGAACTCAGATTATGAATGAGTCAGAAACTCTACAATTTAAAGGCAGTGCAACAGGCTTGACAATTAACATTTCAGGTGCAGAAGCTGTAGATTAAGGAAATAAATGATGATACTATACAATAAACATAAAGGAATTATGAGCTTATGAGTCTTAGAGATT